TAGAAGTAACAATTGTTTCCAAAATATTCGGTATTAAAATTAATCATATCAACTTTTTATATATAAATACTTCGTTTCTGACTATTTATCATAAAAAAGATTGTGAGTCAAAATATAAATCAATATTCAAGACAGAATTGGGGGGTAAAATTAACTTTAGAGTGTAATGATATGTCCTTAGTTAGTGATGAGAAAAACTATAATGAAGAGGTTGTTTTCTCACCATATCTTATTGCTCAAACATATGGTAATAGGTTACCATTTTCTTTTGACACAAATAACACATTATCGGCTCAACGTTTAACTTTACAATATAAACAATACAATTTTAATAATGTTTTTGTATCAACAAATTATTATAATCCGGATAATATAGATTTAAGTTGTTTAACCGCTAACACCTCTTGTGATATAGGATTAACCGGAATTGATAATGGATTGGTGACCGGAATGACGGGTCAAACAATAACATTTACAAATGGTATAAACGACACGACAAAATTTAATAGATTATCTTTTGACCGAAGATTAAAAATGTTTCAGGTTACGGGATACACTAGTTCAAACATTATATTCTCAGGATTTAATAAAACAATACTGTACGAGGTTGTGAGTAAAAATGACTCAGTAGGATATTACCACGAATTATATGGTGGGTTTTACCAAGGGTTTTATAAATTATTCGGTTATGATTATGAAATTTTCCCTGAGAGAATGAACAAAGGGTGGTCTGTTGAAATGTTATTAAAACCTAGATTGGTAAATGAATACACTCCATCATCAGGTGAAACAACTTTAAACACGATATATCCGGAAAATAAAAACATATTCTTTTATATGGGAACCCGTGCTGAAAATAAGTTTTATCACCACTCAGATGGATTTATGGATGGAATCACAGGTTATACAAGAGTTACTTCGGATTTAGTTAGTTTAGAAACTTGTGCTTGTTGTAACACCGGTGTTACTAATAGTCGTTGTATATATGTTTATCCACCAAGAAGTATTGGAGACCACGACCCCCATCATAATTATGGATGTAACACTTGTGGTTGTAGTTCATCTTCCTATGTGTGTTCGTCTTGTGGTTGTCCAACATTTGAAAATAGTATATGTGGTTGGGAATGTAAAAACCATACTTGTGAATCATCGGTCCAATCAACTTGTGAGGCAGACCCAATATATGATTCTATGTCCAACGCAATTTCATTTAAATTATGCGGTAGTCCAAATAATCCTAGTATTGGTGTTAAAGTATTGAGATTTACGGGAGATTGTGTAACAACAGGTTCCTGTTCAACAACCGGAATAACTTATCAAACAGGATACACGGTAACTGAGTATTGTTCTCCAACGAGAATATACGATTACTGTGATAATATTAACCCTACTTATTTACAAGAGGAACATTGGTTTCAATTGGACGCTGTTTGGGAAAGATATACTTGGTTAGATACTTGTGATTTATGGTATAGAGGTGGTTTGGGAGATATTACTGAACAAAAAATATTAGAGTCGTTAGCCAATAATACAATATCATTAATTACAGTACCTTATACGCAAACAGGTGCAACAGCACCGGGTGAGGTAGAATTGGTTAATTTAAATGAAAAATGGTTAATAGATAAACATTATAGAAAAGGTAGATTAAAAATATATGTTAATGGTAAGAGATTTTTTACCGTAGAGGATTTTGAGGAAATTATCCCACGAGGATTAAATACAGATAAAGAAAAACAAGTTGGTGTACCATTTAATGTTTCTTGGGGTGGTGGAACACAAGGTTTAAGAGAAAATTTAACATTCTCATCTACAACCGGAACCACATATATCCAAGACCCGGAATGCTTACCGACAAATGATTTATCCGGAACAACATATAGTGGGTTAACGACAAATATATTATTGGAACAAAATTTTGGTGGGACATTTGAGGGGGGTATATCTCAATTCAGAATGTATATAACACCATTGTCGGCACCTGAGGTTAAACATAATTTTAAATTACTAAAAGACACCTTTGATATGTTCAATCCGGATTGTCCTGATTGTGGTGAAAATTTCTGTCCAACAAACAATTTTACATATACAATTAATTAATAAAATAATAGATGAGTACTATAACTATACAGAGTGTAACTTATGACGGTGAAATAGCTAACATATTGTTTAAACCAAACGGTATCAATACGGTTATTAACTTAGGTAATCAATCATTACCTTATGTTTTTAACCCAACATTATTAACACCACCTCGTGGTGTATATGGTGTTTATACCATATTAATTGAGGGAGCAGATTGTCCTGTTATTCTAAATGTTCCGTTACCAACTCCGACACCAACACCAACTGTTACTAGAACCCCAACCACTACACCAACACCAACTGTCACACCTACGGTTACTCCGTCATTTAACCCTTGTCCTCCGGGACCACCAAGTCCTACACCAACAAAAACTACCACACCAACTAATACTGTTACACCAACTATTACACCAACCCCTAATGCACCAACACCAACCCCAACAACTACAACAACACCAACAACCACAACAACACCAACGAAAACTCCAACACCTACACCTACACCGGTGTATTTTGCTTACTTATTTATTGAACCTGTTTCAGGGTCAACAAATATAGGTCAATGGATGAATAGTCGTAACAGAAATTTCTTTGGGTTTACAAACTATTCTCAACCAAGTCAAAATCAAACACAATTTAATATTGATATGAACACTTATGTTGATTTTAGTGGTTGGACTAATGGTATATTCCCATCGATAATACCACAAACTGTCCCACAAACATCAGGTGGTGAAGACCAATATAATAACTCAATTATTGCTTATAATTTTTTAACAACGAAAATTCCAAGTGGATATGTTAATGGTTTTGGGTGGTATACTTGGATAATACCGGTTTCATTGACAAATAATCAAAGACAAATTATGATTGATATTAACACAAGTAACAACCCTAATTTATTAACCGGTGTTGGATTAGAACCAACAATTAATTCTTACACATTCACATATACCGGAACAACAATACAACCTATAACATATCGTGTTTATACTACATATCCAAACACTATATTTAAAATAAATGATACTCAAAATATATTTATGAGAGGTAATACAATAGCACCATAATATGAGCAATTTTTTAAATAAAATACCGGTTTCACCAATAACATCATTTGGTAATGATTCGGTTCCAAATGGTGCAACATTTGGGACAAACTTTAGTATTCTTCAAACGGGGGGTTATATGGAGGTTTACAGTTTATCGGGTTTAACTTACACAATACCACCATCAACAAATGGTATTATAGAGTTTTCGGGGAATTCAATACCTATCCAATTTACAAAAGGTACGGGACAAATATTTTCACCGGATGTTTTGACTCTAAATTCTGACAATATTTCTTCGGGTAGAAGAAAATTGGGGATGTTGGTTTATGTTTATGAAACCAAAAAAATATATCAATACACTATTGATAATTACGATACGTTATGGAATAATGCTACGGGAGCAACCGGTTCGGGAGGGTCAACCGTTGTTATTTCAGATTATGGTACAACGGTTAAAAATAATTCTTCGGCGGGTATTGCTTTTATAAGTGCTTGGACATCATCTACAATATCAGGTGTTGGTGGTTATAACGACACAAACTCTTCTTGGAGAGTATTACAAACAGGTAGTAGTAGTGGTGGGACTTTTACCGGAGGAACGGTTACGGGTAATACTATATTCACAAGTGGTTTGACCGCAAATACAATATCGGCGACAACATATTTAAATTTACCATCAAGTACATTTACCGGAGGAACAGTATCCGGTGCCACTAGATTTATAGCTGGTTTAACGGCAAACACAATATCCGCAACAACATATCAGAATTTACCGTCAACACCATTCTTACCTTTATCGGGAGGAACTGTTACAGGTCCCGTAATTATAAAAGATGATGCAAATCCATTATTTATAACAACAACAAATTATTCTGTTGGCTCACAAGGTAATATATTATACTTTACAGATATAACAGGTACTACAAATGGTAAAGCAATCAATAGTAGGTCAAATGGTGGTGGTTCATCTGGAGCTTTAATTCTTCAACAACAAGGTATTGGTTTTGTTGGTGTTAATACAAGTAGTGTTAATCCAACATTAAATTATAATTTAGATGTTAACGGTTCATTTGGTGCAACATCAGTATCAGCAACAACAATATCTGCAACAACATACAATGGTTATGAACCAGCAGATATGAGAACTGATTTGACTAACAGAAGATTAGGATACACAGTATCAACAGATTTTTTATCAACTTTTACCGCTGCTCTTGCTCCATTTGCATTTGCAGGTATTAGTGCTGCAGCTGGTACACTTGCATCTGTTGCTGGTCAAATCGATGCTAATCATCCTGGTGTGCAACAAATCTTTACAGCAACTGGTATAACAAATAGTGGTGGTTATATAACATCACACGCAGCTACTAATGCTTTTTCAGTTGTATTCACTAATGGATTACAAACAGATTTAATTTTTAAATTACCACCAACAACAACTAATAACACTATTAGATTTGGAAACACACACGGTTCTTTAGCATCAACAGCTCCTGGTAGTGGTAATTATTTCGAAATTACTGGAACAACACTAGTAGGTATAACAAGACTTTCCAATGTACAGTCAGCAACTAGTTCATTCACACTTACTGCTAGTATTTGGTATCATGCTAGGGTTAAAGAAACAGTTGTAGGTGGTTCTAATACCGTTACCTTTACTATCTATGATATGAGTGGAACTACCTTATATAATGAATCATCTATAACTAACATAAACGCATCAATTGCTAGAGGGTTTAATGTAATAGGTTTTAATTCAGTTTCTCAATCATCACTTACACCAATTATTTATTTGGATTATTTAGGAGCTACATTTCCACCAATGGTTAGAGGTGCATTAAATTAATAAATTAAAATTATGATACTAGTAAAATATAGAATGATGAATATAAATGATGATGGTTACGTTGAGACATTATCATTAGAAGAAGCACAATCTTATGAGGGTATTTATATTATCATAGAAGAAGATATACAACCAATAGATGAGACAACCTTAAACGGGTAATACGTATTTATAGAAACAATTAATCATTCATGCAAGTAATTCAAATCACAAGTTTAACGGGACATTCACCATATGATATCACAATTTGTGATATCACCAATACCTATTGTTATTCCGGTGTAACCGGAGCGACAACCGTCCCACTAACAATTAATATCCCCAATGAATTATTGGGAACGACTGAATTATTGGTTGTTGTTACAGATTCAATTGGTTGTCAGGAAATACAATATTATAATTGTGGTGTACCAACCCCAAGTCAAACACCCACACCGACACCGACAATAACCCCAACAAAATCTATCTGTAATTGTATCTCATTTAAAAATACGTCAGGAGTTACTTTAAATTTTAATTATGTTAATTGTGACGGTAACTCAGTTTATGGTCAAATATATTCGGGAACAACATTATTTGTTTGTGGTCATAACCCTTCATCGGATAGTGGTGTTATATTTAATGTATCATCAAATATTTGTGTTAATAATGTATGTCCGGGACCAACATCTACACCAACACCCACACCAACGATAACTCCGACATTACCACCAATTGTTGGTTATTTTGAGGATAGTTGTAATTCATTAAATAAATTTACGTTATCAAACATACCAATATCGTTTAGTCCATTATCCGGTGCTTACTATATTGTTAGTAGTGGTTTTATTGGTTGTGCAACATCAGTTATTAGTTCATCGACAACTAACATCTATTCATTCATATCAATGAGTTCTCAACCGAGTATTAACCATTGTCAAATATCCAATTTTATATACCCGTGTCCTACATTAACACCGACACCAAGTATCACACCGACACGTACTCCAACAATGACACCCACACCCACAATAACACGAACACCGACTAACACACCAACACCAACACCACCGGTTAAGTATGTTTTATTCCAAGCTCAATCTTGTTGTTCCAAAAAAATAACAAAATTTATAATGTTACCGTCAAACTTTTTACCGGGAACAGCTGTTGTTAATTCATACGGTGAATGTTTAGAAATAATTGGAATTTCAATAAGAGACAATTGGATAACTGATTCATGGAATCGTGAAATAACTTACAAAGATTGTGAGGAATGTATTAAGATTCAAACTTGTGACCCACCCGTGCCACCAGCGTTTATCTCTATATGGAGAACCACAAGTTCAAATGAATCAATCACATTACCGTATGAACCTTTGGGGATTTATAATGGAACGATAAATTGGGGTGACGGTCAAACCTCAAAAAACATTTACAGTAATAGAACACATACGTATGTGACTCCGGGTGACTATACTATAACAATTACAGGTTCATCAGTTGGTTGGTCGTTTATAATTAATGGTATTAGTAGTGCTAATATTATTGAAATTCTACAGTGGGGTTGTTTGAGATTAGGTAATAGTGGTGGTTATTTTTCACAATGTGTTAATCTAACATTATCAAATGTTACTGATATTATCAACTTATCCGGAACTAACGATTTATCGAATATGTTTGTTAATTGTTTCAGTATCACCACAATTCAATTTATTAACAATTGGGATGTTAGTAATGTTACAAATATGTATACGATGTTTATATATGCAAACACATTTGACCAAGATTTGGGTCTATGGGATGTGTCAAACGTTTTTAATATGGGACAAATGTTTCTTGGATGTTCCGCATTTAATAATGGTGGTTCACAAATGATTAGTGGTTGGACAACATCTAATGTTATTTTTATGAATGGAATGTTTTACGACACAACATCATTTAATCAACCAATTGGTTCTTGGGATGTATCAAATGTTGTTGATATGAGTAGTATGTTTCAACAATCCACATCATTTAATCAACCAATTGGTTCTTGGGATGTATCAAATGTTAATAATTTTAATAATTTTATGTTTGGTAAAACATTTAGTGATTACTCAACAACAAATTTAAATTTAATATACAACGGATGGAGTTCATTACCAACTTTAAATTACGGACTTACTATTAATTTTGGTAATATTAAATATACTTTAGCGGGTGTTGCGGGTAAACAAATATTAGAAGGTAACTCAATTGGTCAATATAATTGGACAATTACTGACGGAGGTATATAATTTCTCTTTATCTTTTTATTTAAAATATTATTTTTTTAATAAAAAGATATTAAATGAAGATATTTGTACAGATAGCGTCCTATCGTGACCCCCAACTCAAACTTACTATTGATGATTGTATCAAAAATGCTAAACACCCAAAAAATTTAGTATTCGGAATTACCAATCAATATCACCCTGATGATGAATTTAACATTAACGAATATCAACAGGATAAAAGATTCAGAATAGAAAACGTTTTATATTCTGAATCCAAAGGTGCTTGTTGGGCACGTAATCTATTACAACAAAGATATAGTGGTGAAACCTATACCCTTCAAATTGACTCACATATGAGATTTGCTCCTGATTGGGATGTTGAAATGATTAAAATGGTCAAACAACTTCAAAAGAAAGGATTTAAGAAACCTTTATTGACCGGATATGTTTCATCATTTGACCCGGATAATGACCCATCAGGTAGAGTCCAAGAACCTTGGAGGATGTCCTTTGATAGGTTTATTCCGGAAGGCGCTGTCTTTTTTCTACCAGAAACAATCCCCGGTTGGCAAACATTAACAGAACCGGTACCGGCAAGATTTTATTCAGCACATTATTGTTTCACATTAGGTCAATTTAGTAATGAGGTTCAACACGATAATGAGTTCTATTTTCATGGTGAAGAAATTGCGGTCGGTGTTAGAGCTTATACTTGGGGATATGATTTATTCCATCCTCATAAGACATTAATTTGGCACGAATATACAAGAAAAGATAGAGTTAAGAGTTGGGATGATGATAAAGAGTGGGGTAAGAAAAATGAATCAGCACATTTAAAAAACAGAAAATTATTCTCAATGGATGGTGAGGTTTATAATCCTGAGGAATTTGGTAAATACGGATTTGGTACTGAAAGAACATTAAAAGATTATGAAAAATATTCAGGTTTATTATTCTCAAAACGTGCCGTCCAACAATATACGTTAGATAAACAATACCCACCTAATCCACAAGTTTTTAAAACGGAGGAAGAATGGTTAGATAGTTATGCTAGTATTTTCAAACACTGTATTGATATTGGGTTCACTCAAGTTCCGGAAAAGGATTATGAGTTTTGGGTTGTTGCGTTTCACGACGAAAAAGATGAAACTCTCTTTAGAAAAGATGCCGATATCAATGAGATTAATATGATGATGAATGACCCTGATGGGTATTGTAAAGTTTGGAGAGATTTCCAAACGGTTCATAAACCAAAATACTGGGTTGTTTGGCCGTTTAGTACATCAAAAGGTTGGTGTGAAAGAATAACGGGAAATTTGTAAAATATGAATTTAAGAGTACATAACCCTTGTAATGAACATACAAGGTATTATCGTAATTATAACTTATTTTGGGATGAATTAACAGATAAGTTAAAAGAAAAATATAATGTTGTAGAAAACCGTTATTTTGAAAATGCTCATAAAGATAGGTTTAATATTCATTTTGAATCATTACTAAATTCTGATGGGATGTTATTAATGGAGTGTGAATATGTTATTGAAAATATTGATAACGGCGAATTTTATGTGTTATCAGTATCAGATGATTTAACATCGGGTATTCTTAATGAACAATCAAACCCTAAATTAAAAAAAGTATTAATTTCTCAATTTATTGAGGATAAGGTTAAACATCACGTAAATGATAACTATGATAAGTATTTTCCTTGGATTTATTTTCCAATGAATTTAACCGACTTAGAATCGTATTATTTGAAAAGACTTCAAAAAACAGACTTTATAGATAAACTTTGTTTTAGAGGTAACACATCTGATAGACCTATTTTAAAACATTTTGATTGTGAGATATTAGATGGACCTAATTATATTGGAAATTCTGAAACATATTTTGATGATTTAATAAATTATAGTATTGCGTTATCGATTGCCGGTGTCGGGGAATTATGTTATAGGGATATTGAGTGTATGTCATTAGGCGTTCCGTTACTTAGATTTGAATATCAAACAAAATTATTTGACCCCCTAATACCCAACTACCATTATGTCTCAATTCCATATGATGATAAAATCCCTAGTCACAATGGAACTAAAACGGATAGATTAGGTGGTTACGAACAAGCAAAAAAAATAGAACAACGATTTAAAGAAGTAATTTCCGATAAAGAGTTTTTGAATTTTATATCTAAAAACTCTAGAAAATATTATGAAGATAATTTATCATCAGATTCAAGAGTTACAAAAACATTAAACATTTTAAACTTATAATGTGGTAGTTAATATACAAATTAATTTTACGTCCGGTATTGGAGATTTTTACACATACTTTTGTGAAATATACTTTGTGGTAAAACAATTAAAAGAAAAAGGTTATCAAGTTGATTTATATTATAATTCAAGAAGAACAATTGATTTTTTATCTTTATTTGATTCTAAATATTATCAATATTTTGATAATATTATAATGTCAGAATATCCAAAATCGTTAAACGATTTTATAGGATATCACGTTATATATCCGGGAAAAAATTGGGTAACAGGAGCACATTGTTGGGAGATATTTGCTCCAATAGATTTTAATGATGATTATACAAGATATTTTATTAATCTATCTCACTCTGGTTTATTAAATTATGGTGAGTTATATGACTTCCCAAAATTATCTAATACTATTGTAGAAAACACTAAAAAATTTATAGTTGATAATGATTTAACCGATTTTACCGTTATTCATTTTAGAGAGTGGGATGATATTGGAGACGCTTATAATTCAAGAGTATTAAATCCAAATATTGAAGGTGAAGAATTTCAAGTTAGACATAAAACATTAAAAAAAGAGTTTAATATAACTGAAGATAAAATGTTACAAATCAAAGAAATTTGTGATAACAATGAAAAAGTTTTTGTCTGTTCAAATAGTATTAGAGTAAAAACTTATATTAAAGAACACTTTAATAATGTGTTTTTATATAATGATGATATTTTAAAAACAACAAGAAGAGATTATAGCGATGTTGAGTATTGGAACTTTTGTCTTATTGAATTTTGTTTAATTTCTATGGCAAAGAATGTTAATATGTTTACAAATTATAGTTGGATTAGTAACTTTATTGCGTATGGTGTTTTTAATAGTGAATTAGGTGTTATCAATCCATATCACGATAATCCGTTCGTTAAAAATTGCGGACCATTTATGAATTTAGATTAATGAAAAAATTAATAACATTTTGTTTATATGGACAACAACCTAAATATACTTATGGTATGATTAGTAATGTTGAAATTGCAAAAACTATTTTTCCGGATTGGATATGTCGTGTCTATTACGGAAATTCGGTACCAACGGATATTATTGATAAACTAAAAACATATGATAATGTTGAATTAGTTTTAATGAACGAAGGTCCTGAATACATTTTTCCAATGATGTGGAGATTTTTAGGTATTGATGATGACGATGTTGAAGTTATGATATCGCGAGATGCTGACGCTAGATTATCTTATCGAGAAAAAGTGTGTGTGGATATCTTTATGGAATCAAATTATTTGTTACACTCTATTAGAGATAATCTTAGTCATAATAACATAATGGGAGGAATTTGGGGTATCAAAAAAAATGATAGAGTTAAGATGAAAGAATTAAGTAAAGATTGGGAAGGTCATTATTATGATTCTGACCAAAAGTTTTTACAAGAAAAATTAGTCCCATTATTTAATGATAGTTACCTAATTCATTGTTCAACATACTTAAGAACCTTTCCTGTTGAAAAAACCAACGAATATTTTGTTGGTGGTTGTTGGGACGAAAATAACGTTGGGAAACCACAAAATTATATCTTTTTTTAAAAAAATTATGGAAAAAAATAAAACATTATTTGTCACTTGTTTTTATAACGGACTTGACAATACTACTTTAGGTGGACGAGTAGGTAGAATCCACCACTATGTTAATTCATTAAAATCTCTTCTTAACTTAGAGTCTGATTTTGTAATATACACATCACCGGGAGATAAAGAATATCTTGAATCTCATATTGATTTTACTCAATTTAAATCTAATGTTAGGGTAATAATATATGACTTATTTTCTCATCCAAATCATAATTATTTCCAAGAAAAATTAAACGGAACTAAAAGTGATAGATGTTACGAAATAATGCACAGTAAAACATCTTGGATTAAAAACCATTTATCGGAAGATTATGAGTTTTTTTATTGGATTGATTGTGGGTTATCTCACGGAGGGTTATTTCCATCAAGATATCGAAATGGACAATCACATTCATTTGAAAGTTATTTTTCTTGCTCTTTATTTAACCCAACGATGGTGGAAAATTTAAATAAAGTTGTTGATAAAGTAACAATCCTTTATGGTGACCAAGAAAAACATTTATTAGAACGTAGAGCTAATCATAACTTTTACCATAATATACCGTCAATTGAAAATTGTCATATTGTTGGTGGGATGTTTGGTGGAAGTAAAGAAAAAGTTTCTGAGTTTTGTGAACTATCTGAACAAGTTTTAAATGAATTAATAGGATATGGTGGATTGGATATGGAGGAAGCTCTTTATACTATAATTTATCAACGTAACAAGGAAATGTTTAACAAATTACCTTTTACCACTTGGCATCACGAAGAAAGTGATATGGCACAATATAATTATGAAAATGAGATTTATTTCTATCGAATTTTTGAAAAATTGAATAATATTGAATAAAAAAAATATGAATAAAATAACATTAGTAACAGGATTATGGGATATTGGAAGAGGTGACCTTCAAGAGGGGTGGTCTCGTTCATTCCAACATTATTTAGATAAATTCCAACAACTATTACAAGTTGATGTGAATATGATTATTTTTGGTGATGAAGAATTAGAAAAATTTGTTTTAGAAAATCGACGTAGTGAAAACACACAATTTGTTCGTAGAAGTTTGTCTTGGTTTAAGGATAATGACTTTTACAATAAAATACAAGTTATTAGAACAAGACCAAGTTGGATTACACAAGTTGGTTGGTTATCAGAATCAACACAAGCTAAATTAGAAATGTATAATCCTCTTGTGATGTCCAAAGTTTATCTTTTACACGACGCGAAGATTTTAGATAAGTTTGATTCAGAATATATGTTTTGGATTGATGCTGGTTTAACTAATACCATTCATCCGGGATACTTCACACATGACAAAGTTTTAGATAAATTACCCCAATTAGTTAAGAACTTTCATTTTGTTTGTTTTCCTTACGAAACCAATAGTGAAATCCACGGATTCAAATATCAAGAGTTATGTGAGTTATCCGGTAAACCGGTTAATATGGTTGCTCGAGCAGGTTTTTTCGGTGGTAAAAAAGATGTAATATCTGAAATTAATAGTATCTACTATGGGTTGATGAATGATACATTATCACAAGGGTTGATGGGAACCGAAGAATCATTATTTACAATTATGACATATAAATATCCCAACTTAATTACTTACTCAGAAATTGAGGGTAATGGTTTAATGGGTAAATTCTTTGAGGATTTAAAAGATATGACCGTTGAGGTTAAATCGGAAGTATCTAAAGATGTTGTTGTGAATAATTTGGATACGTCAAAAGTTGGTCTTTATGTAATTACATTTAACTCACCAAAACAATTTGAGGTCCTTATACAATCTATGTTAGATTATGATTCAGATTTTATCAATAAACCCACAAAATTCTTATTAGACAATTCAACCGATTTATCAACAACTCCAAGATATCTTGAACTATGTGAACAGTATGGTTTTGAACATATTAAGAAAGATAACATCGGTATTGTTGGTGGTCGAGTATTTGTTGCCGAACATTTTAATGAAACTGATTTGGATTTTTATTATTTTTTTGAAGATGATATGGCGTTTTATCCTAAAAAAGGTGAAGTGTGTAGAAATGGATTCCCGAGATTTGTTGATAATTTATATCAAAAATCAATAGAGATTATTCAAAAAGAAAATTTTGATTTTTTAAAGTTAAATTTTAGTGAGTTTTTTGGTGACCATAGTGTGCAGTGGAGCTGGTATAACGTTCCACAAGATTTTAGACAAAAACATTGGACTAATAACCCTAAGTTACCGGTTCAAGGTTTAGACCCTAATTCACCTAAAACAAAATTTGATGAAATACATATTCATAAAGGATTACCATATATAACAGGCGAATCCCATTTATCAAATTGGCCGATTGTATTAACAAAAGAGGGTAATTATAAATGTTATTTGGAAACAAAATGGGCCCATCCCTTCGAACAAACCCTTATGTCGTATGCTTATCAAGAAACTGTTAAAGGTAACATTAAACCGGGATTACTATTATTAACACCTACCGAACACAATCGATTTGACCATTATGATGGTTCCTTAAGAAAAGAAAGTTAATTTCATATTTTGAAGTATTTATAATAAAAACTTTAAATGGAATTCTTTATCAAAAAAAACTCTACTTTACCTGTTATTAAACTTCAGGTTGTTAAAGACGGGCGTAGTACTTATAATCAGCTTATGGAATTGTTGGAAACTTCCACCATATTCTTTTCTATGATTAACACTGAGACAGGTATTCCAAAAATAACCTCAAGACCGGCTGGTTTTGTTGAGAAAATATTTGACGACCCCAACGCCGAACCCGAATACTATATTTACTATCAATTCACAAACACCGATACTAACACTGTTGGTAAGTTTGAAGGACAATTTTTAGTTAAAACCGATGACGGTAATTTAATTTTACCTATAAGAGAAAAATTATTTATTTATATTCAAGATTCATTTATTGCCGATAATTTAACATATACAAATTGTTATACTTCCGAATATCCTTGTTGTATTGACCCCTCATTTCCAACACCAACTCCAACACGTACTCCAACTCCAACACCGACTGTCACTAAAACAGTTACACCTACACCAACTGTCACTAAGACAATTACTCCTACACCAACTGTTACTAAGACAATTACTCCTACACCGACTGTCACTACAACAATCACTCCCACACCAACTAGACCATAATTGACTTATTAAAAAATATCCAATATATTTATAGAAACAAGACAAATCTGATTTATATCGGAGCCAATATGTCACTCTAAAAAAATATATTATGGTAACACAAGAAGAAATTAAGGCATTCCTTGAAGGGAATGACCCCGAAGAGCACATAGTTGCTATCGAGTATGATTACGTAACTGACGCAATCTACAAAATCAAAGAAATCCCGGGTCAGGGAAAAATAATCAAAAAAGACACATTTACGGCATTTGCTTGGGTTGGAGACCTTAGAGATTTAAATTTTTATTCAAAATCTAAAGACCAACAAAGAACAGCAATGAAAAAACACGGTATTGTTATTGATAAATTACGTACCACAAATGAAGATGGAACCCCCAATGAAAGGTTAGAGAAGGATCTCAAGTTTATGGTTAAATCAATGAAGGGATATCGAGCGTTAATCCAATTCTTTCGTGATGGTGGTGTTGACCCGTGGGGTGAAAAGACAAAAGGGAAATTAACAATACTACCACCGGTAGAGCAATTTCTTATCTCAAGAGAAAAAAGGTTATTCAAAGGGTACGAGGAATATAACGATATTACCCGACTCGGATTTGACTTGGAGACGACCTCTTTGGAACCAAAGGATGGTCGTATATTTATGATTGGAATTAAAACCAATAAAGGATATCAAAAAGTTATTGAATGCGCAACCGAAGACCAAGAACGAAGAGGTTTGGTTGAGTTCTTCAATATTATCGATGAACTTAAACCATCAATCATCGGTGGTTACAATTCAGCAAACTTTGACTGGTTTTGGATATTTGAGAGATGTAAAGCACTTAACTTAGACATCAAGAAGATTGCCAAATCATTAAACCCGGCAAGACCTATCTCCCAAAAAGATGGTATGTTAAAACTTGCTAATGAAGTAGAAAGATTCTCACAAACTCAATTGTGGGGTTATAATGTTATAGATATTATTCACTCAGTTCGTAGAGCACAGGCAATTAATTCAAGTATTAAATCAGCGGGTCTTAAATATATCACCCAATATATTAAAGCCGAGGCACCCGACCGAGTTTACATTGACCACTTAGAGATTGGTCCGATGTATGCTAAAAAAGAAGAGTATTGGTTAAATGTTGAGAATGGTAAGTATAAGAAAGCCGACAATCCGGCATTTGATAATTTAGATATAAGATTCCCGGGGAAATACTTAAAGGTAACCGGAGATAATATTGTGGAGAGATATCTTGATGATGACTTGGAGGAAACGTTGACTGTGGATGATGAATTTAACCAAGGAACGTTTCTATTAGCATCTATGGTACCAACAACATATGAGAGAGTTTCAACGATGGGAACCGCAACGATTTGGAGAATGATAATGTTGGCATTTTCTTATAAACATAATTTAGCAATACCTCAAAAAGAAGAAAAGACCGACTTCGTAGGGGGTCTCTCACGACTACTTAAAGTGGGTTACTCTACTGAGGTGTTAAAACTCGATTATTCTTCTTTATATCCATCTATTCAACTAACTCACGACGTGTTTCCCAAATGCGATGTAATGGGGGGGATGAAAGGTATGTTGGATTATTTCCGTAATTCTCGTATTATGTATAAAAATTTAGCATCCGAATATAAAACTATTGACCCAAAAAAATCTTTATCGTATGACCGTAAACAGCTTCCTCTGAAGATTTTCATAAACTCTTTATTTGGTGGTTTAAGTGCTCCTCACGTATATGAATGGGGGGAAATGAATAGTGGGGAGAGAATTACCTGCACCGGAAGACAATATCTTCGTCAGATGGTTAAATACTTCGTTAAAAGGGGTTACACACCTTTGGTTCTCGACACTGATGGAGTGAATTTTAGTTTACCAAAAGAAGGTGTTGAGGATAGAGTTTATATTGGAAAAGGATTAAATTGGTTGGTTAAAGAGGGTAAAGAATATAGGGGTTATTATGCCGACACCGCAGAATATAACGATTTATTTATGAAAAATTCTATGGGTTTAGATTGTGATGGGACTTGGGATTCTTGTATTAATTTAAGTAGAAAAAATTACGCCACGATGGAATCCAACGGTAAGATTAAATTAACGGGTAACTCAATTAAATCTAAAAAATTACCACTATATATTGAGGTATTTTTAGATAAAGGTGTGAGATTATTATTGGAGGGAAAAGGACAGGAATTTATTGAGTGGTATTTCGAATATCACCAAAGAATATATGACCAACAAATTCCATTAAAACAAATTGCTCAAAGAGCGAGAGTTAAACTATCTGTTGAAGATTATAAAAAGAGATGTGGTATGAAAACTAAGGCGGGGTCTTTAATGTCACGTATGGCGCACCTTGAATTGGCAATTAAATACAATTTAAAAGTTTCGTTGGGTGATGTAATTAGTTATGTTAATAATGGAACTAAATCCTCTCACGGAGACGTTCAAAAAATAACAAAAAACAATTACACTAAAAAAGAGTTAGATTTATTTACATCCGTGAATGGAATGGAACCTGAAAATAAAACTACCTCAACAATACAACTTAATTGTTATCTGTTAGACCAAACTGAAATTGAAAATAATCCCGACTTAATAGGTGAGTATAATGTTGCAAGAGCAATCGCAACGTTTAATAAAAAAGTTGAACCATTATTAATTGTTTTTAACAAGGAGTTACGAGAAAGTTTATTAATTTCTAATCCAGAAGAGAGAGGGTTTTTCACTAAAACTCAGTGTGAATTAGTTAGTGGTATTCCAAATAAGGAGGCTGACCAAGATAAAATTGAGGATTTGTTAACGATAACCGATTTAGAGTTAAAGTTTTGGAGTAAAGTCGGAGTTAGCCCTGACTATATTTATGATTTAGCGGAACCTGGATGGGAAGAACATATTAATTAAAATAGAAAAGGTGTCGTATTCGACACCTTTTTTTTATTCTAATTTTAAACCATCGGATGAAATTATGTACCAGTTACCATCAACTCTAAAAAACTCAGCACAAGCACCTTTGTCAATAAATATTTCATCATATTGTTCATCAATTTGACCCATCATAGGTAAAATTAATACTTTTGTTAAGGTTTTAATTACAACGTGTTCTGTTGTATTTTGGTCTAGTAATACTCTACAGTTATCAACATCTTTAACCAATATAAATTCCTCTCCATTAGTTCTATATTCCGGTGTAGTTACTGTTTGAATTGCCGGTTTGTTTGGTAAATCGGACATTGACCCGAATAATTTATTACCAATTTTTGTTCTTGTTATAAAAGTCATATAAATTAAATTACGTATATTTGTCGTGGCATTGCTCTGAACTTCAAACTAGTATTAAGGTCAGTGGCGATTTTAGCTTCTCTTTCCATTACTTTGTCAGGTTTAAGTCTTGTTAACCTACCTTCAGCACCAATTAATTCCTCAATTAATTTTGTTTTTTCATCCTTAGCTTCAGTAGCTAATGACTGATAATCCATAATTAATTCACTATCGGGTGTCTTGATATTACCACTAAATTTACCACGAACTCTTGATAAAGTTTCCTTGACGTATGCCGTAAACCAACGACGAACCCACACTTGTGCGGGGTTATTTAAATCAATCCAATCAATACCTTCCAAAGGTACGTCTGACGGTAGTTTAATAATTTCCGGATTTGATTTTAAACATTTATCTCTATCTGCCGGGCCCACATCATAAAACCAATACCACACACGCCCCCTCTTCATTGTTGCGTTTCCGAAGTCAAATTTGCCCCCCGGTACTTGCATTAAATGTAATGCCTTTTTACCTTCAGGTAAAGCTGTAATTCTGTATGTTAAATCTCCCGCAATAATTCTTCTTTGAATATTATTTTCTTGCATTCTTAATAACATATCAAACGCTGGCATCATAAACATCGAACCTGACATACCCATCTGAGAGAATCCTCCAGGTCCACCAATACCACCGGCACCTAACGAACCAAAAGTCCAAGGGTCTAATAACATACTATTAAGTTCTGCGGGTGTATACCACATAACTTCATTTATTTCTCTGTTTGCGGGGATTTCATAAATTTGTTGATGTGGAACTAAGTCAATATAATCTTTTTTAAGTTCCCAATCACCACCGGCTTGTAATCCAACAATTTTTGAATAAGCGTAGGTATATCTTGTTTCATAATCTAAACTTTTAGTTATGAATGCTCGGGATAGGGATTGTGTATCTAAGTTTAGGTTAGCTAATGAAGTCCATTGAGACTCAATTAACCAATCTTGAATGTATTGTGAATAGTCACTAATTGATAATTCCATTAAACTATCCATCATTTCGTCTTCAATTTCAATTGAACGAAGTGGTGCACCCAATAAGTGTTTGATTCTTGTGTAAAGTTGGGTTCTTTCCGGTTCTGCAATTCCAGCCATATAGATTTATGTTTCTATATAAATATCAGCTAAGAGTATAAATTAAATTTTCTTCGGGAAAAACAAAATTACCATCAATAATTTTACAATTTTTATTTTTAAAAATTAGAATTTCTTTGTTGTTTTTGGCAAATATTAACCAATCGGTGTTATAACGTTTAACATTACCGGCACCCATAATAATTGTGTTACCATCTTCAGTTTTGGTATTTGTGAATGGTTTAATTTGAGCGGTTTTTCTCTCATCATCAACAATTATTTCACAATCAATTCCCCCAATCATATCTTCGCTACTACCAAGTTTCCCAACGGATGTCACATTATTTTTACCAAATTCTTTTTTGAGAATTTCAACTGTGTCGTCTTCTCTTTTTTGACCCCAAGCGTGGGTTCGACCTAAAACCATCATAAGAGATTGAAATGTTGAGGAGTCGGGGTTAAAAATTCTGTCTTTATATTCATCAATAACATTAACAAAACGTTTAACTTGATTTAATTGTTCAAATAAGTTTGATTCTTGGAATGTAATTGGGGGTTGTTTTTTAGATGCGAGAACTTTATTTACATCTCTAAGTAACACACAAAAACAATTATAGTTTGTGTTTAATTTATTTATCACTGAACGTCCTTCTTGTTCTAAGTCATATATTCCGGACATCTCACCTTCACCATATTTACCTTTTGCGTAATAGTTGTTGGGGAACACTTCTTTTAATATATGGTTAATTGCGTTTTTAAAAATTTCTTTTACCCTTGGGTTTGTGTTGAATACTTGTCTAATTTCTTCAATTTTGGATGGGGAACATTTTTCGGCTTTGGATTCAGATAATACTAATGTTACTTTTTTATCCATTTCATTTTCGTTAATTTTTTCAATTAATTGATTAACTTTGTTTTCTGTATTTTTCATATAGGCTTGTGTTTATAATAAATATATAAACAACCAAATTAACCCCGGTTGTTTATTTTATTCATAATGTTTGAAATAAAATCTCCTTTTTCTTCTAAATCATCACCCATTACGGTATTGATATTTTTTTTCTTTTCATTTACCATATCATAAATAATTGCCTCAACACTGTTATCAAATATAGGATAATAAACCGATACAGAATTTTTTTGTCCGTATCTATATGCTCGGTCTTCCGCTTGTGCTAAATCTCCCGGAACAAATGATAGGTCGTTAATGATTACTGCTTCTGCCGCGGTTAGTGTGATACCCACTCCGGCAGCCTTTATGTTTCCGACAAACACTTTAATTTTTTCATTATCCTGAAATTGGTCAACAGCATATTGTCGTTGAGGTTTTGATGTTGAACCATCTAATCTTACAGCTTGTTTTCCAAAATGGTCGGCAATTTTATTTAAGGTATCCGTAAAGTTGGTAAAGATAATAACTTTTTTGTCTTGTTCCAAAATATTTTCAGTTAATTCTATAGTATCTTTAATTTTTTCTTCGGCAATTACTTGACGAACCTTCATTAATTTACTAAATTGAACCGTCAACGAGGAACTTTCGTCCGGATTCTTATCATACCAATCGTAGTATTCACCCATCAATCCTTCATAAAGTTTTGACTTTAATCTTAGATAAACAGGCGTGATAATTTTTTCAGGTAAGTCTAAAACTTCGGTTTTTAATCTTCTTAAAACTTGTCTTGATGTCCTATCTCTTAGTTCTTCCAAGTTTGACGCACCGGTAACATTCCATATTTTACGAGTTCCTGCTGTAAATTGATAACCTTGACAATATCTAATAGCGTAA